GAGCGACATGCTGTCCACCACCGATTTCATCTTGGCAACACCATCAGCCTTTATCTTGGCTTGAGCCGAAGATAGACCAATCATGGTCGCGGCGTTCATCTCGGTCTTCACGGCCATCTTCATGCCAGGTGACAGCTTGGACCAAAGCACAGACCATGACCCCGGCTTGTTGGTGGTCGGCTTCCCAGCACTGATCCAGCCATGCAGCCCCTTAATTTCAGCCGGGGTCAACTGCGTCACAGTGTCCGACGTCGCCGCCTGCGTTGGCTGGGCCGCCTGTGGATTTTGAGACTTGAGCGTTACCAGCACCTGATGGGCGATTTGGGCCTGCTTCTTGGCATAGGTCTGCTTGGCACCGGCCTTGGCATCCACAAACGCCTGTAGCCCGGCCACATCGCCAGCGTGCGCCATGGCCTCGATCTTGGAAATGGCGGCGTTGTGGCTCTTGGCGTTGGTGTTCGATTCAGACAATTTCAGTTTAAACCACGGGATTGACTGAACGGCCATGAGCTGGTCAGAGGAAAGCGGTCTGGTGACGACGGCCACGGTCGGATTGACGGACGGAGCAATCGGCTTCTCATTGGCCGTCAGCAGCGCCTGCACATCCATCGGCGACATACCGAACTCGGCAGCAGCATCCTTGACGATGGCCGCCTTGGACTTATCCGACAGCTTGGCGACCACATCAGCCGGTACCGGCGTGCCTTGCTTGATGAACAAAGCAGCTGACAGCTCGGGGCCTTCAATGGCGACATGGCCCAAGCTGGTACCGTTACCGTGCGCCTCCCACTTCCCGTCAGCGTTGAGCTTGTACTTGGTGCCAGGCCAGTCCTTGAGCGTTTGCCAGGGGCCGTCAGACTCAGGCGGATCAAACTGCTCCAGAAGCTTCTTGGCGTAGGCGGCATAGGCCTCGCTGCTGCCGTGATCGCTGGCGGCGTCCTTCAAGCGATCAACATAGCCGTCAGTGGCCCAATCATTGAGCTTGGCTTTGATCTTTGGGGGAAGCTCGTCCGTTACTTTGGCTTGAGCCGTGGGGCCGGGGTTTGCAGCCTCTGCGGGCTTTGCAAGATCGGCAGTTGCGGCTCCCTGTGCTTGTCCTTGCGAGCTTGTTTCGAGGGCTTGAGCGGCTTGAGGCTCATCAGGGTTTCCTTTCTTGGTTACGGATTTCTTGCTCAGGTTGGCAGAGGCCTGGGTGATCAAGTTTTCGTAGGCATCCACCCCGATCTTGGCTGCGATAGCGTCTGCCAGGTTGCCCTGGGTCTTGCTGTCGGCATCGAGCATGGCCTGGTACTGCGCCGGGGTTGGAACCTTGCCTGCCAGCATGGATGCCTTGAACCCGGACAGAGCTGCAGATGAACTAGCCTGTTTTTGCAACTCAGTTGCATGATGCAGGATGATGTTGGCTTGGTGATCGATGTCCAAGCTCTGGAAATTCGGGATGTCGGCTATCGCGTTTTTGTGCGCTATCTTCTGATAAAACGAGCCATGGCCAGTTGAAACCTTCATGTCGTCATGATCATCTGCAACAAGAACGTGTTTCTGGTGCGTCGCATGCACGCGGCCATATTTGTCGGTGTACGCCTGAATCCACTTCAATTCTTTGTGGGTTGCCTTGAGCAAGTCCTCGCGGACGAAAAGGACTACGTTCATTTTTCACCCTCCTCGTCGTTGCCAAGAATCAATGCACGTTCTTGATCAAATTCGGGGTCTTCACCGTCGAACTCGGCAAAATCGCCAGCCAAGAAGTGACTTCGCCCGGTCAGGCCGTCGCGCACGATCTGGCCGCCCTCACCGGTCTCAACGGTCTCAAACACCCGCTCTGCATGCTCCTTATGGCCAAGGTAGTCCTTCCACGGAACACCTATTCGGCCATCTTCTGCATGGTCAACCAAGAATCCGTCCTTGCCGTAGGCCAGCACTTTGCCGGACGTGGCCCCGCGCTTGGGGTGGTTGAAAAACACATGGTCGTGGATGCCGACACCATAGATGGACGGGTGCGGCTTTGGCTCCTCGTTATCTTCAGTCCTTTTGGCGGCAGCCGGTATGGATGACGTAGGGATGGCTTTAGCGAGCACGGTGCCGAAGTTCAACCCATCGCCATCACGCTTGACACCAGAAAGCAGCTGGCCCATACTTACACCAAGCCCAGGCGCTTGACCAGGTGGAGCCGCGATGAGCGTCCCCTGGGGGTCACGTTGGTGATACTCGCTTGGGCCTTCTAATTCCACAGCATCCAGCGAATGCAGATTCTTTCGCTCAACCCCGTCTGAAAACAGGTAGTCCTTCACGGTCAGCTTGACCCGATGGAACACCGCGCCGATCATCACAGGGCAGTACAACCGGTGAACAGCAAAGACGTGCGGGTTGCCATTTTTGTCAGCATGGGTCTCTGCACGAATGGCGTTGTGGACAATCGACTCCAGACCACCGATTGCCTGTAAGCCAGCGATGGTTTGCTTGTCCCACTTCGCCATCTTGTACCAATCATCGCGCCCAACGACCAGAGAAAAGCCGGTGTCATCATTGACCTCGCCGTCTTTTGGCCAATTGCGAAGTTTTGCAATGGCGGCGTCTTTCAGAATTTTGTGGTCGTCTGAACCGAAAGCGCCGTCTGGGTTGACTCTCACAAGTGGCGCGATCTTTGACGCAAGCCCGGCCCGCTCGCCGTGAGAAAAAGTGAAGCGACCCAGAAGATCGGGCTCTGTGGCCTTCATTAAGTTCCACGACTTACCAAATGGCTTACCAGGACTCGCATTCTGATCAACAGGGTCGGACCCAGGATCGGTTTGTTTCTGGCCCTGGCCCGGTTGCCCATCGCCACCTCCATCGGACGACTGTGGCGCGTTTTGTTGGCCTTCACCACCACCGCGCACCTGTTGATCTGATTGGTCTTCCTGCTGTCCATCAGGTGCTTCACCACCAGGATCATCACCACCATCAAACCCAGGCTCCTGCTCATGCGACTGCATGTCAGGCCCAGGCTGCTGGGCGGCCTGCTGCTCCTGCGTCCACGGCCCAATCAGCGACGGATTCAGTGGAGCATCGCCCCATGATGCAGACTGCGCATCCATACCCAACTCAGCGCGCATTTCGTTCACCGACATGGTGAGCTTTTTCAGCTCGTGGCGCTTATCAGCATCATCGGCGTCCACGCCAGTCCAGCGAAACACATACGAGTCGCCAAAGTCGGCCAAGATGTAGTCGCTGAAAATGCTCTCGTAATACGACAACAGCGGGCGCAAGCCTGAGTCTTTCGAGGCGGCCAGCTTTTCAGCGGTATCAGACCCGCCTAGCGGTGAGGTGTTGCCACCAGAGAACGAGTCAAAGTTGATCTCCGCCGGGCTCATGCCGTAGATGGCGCAGATGATGGACGTGAGAAAGGTCATCCACTTGGAAAACATCATTTCGTTGAATTCGACCCCAAAGTTCTCGAATTCCGCTTTTGACTCCTGATCTTTTGACACTAGCACCGGCACGCTCCAGGCGTTGTTCACCCCTTTAACCATCCCGTTCCAGTAGCGTTTGAACGAGGCCAGGTCAGCCTCCGAATAGTTGCCCGACAAGTGCAGAACACCCTTGGGGATGGAGTTGTCGCTGAACCCCCGGATGTTGAGGGTCATGGCATTCAGGAAGCCCGTCACCACCTTGATCAACAGCTCGGTCTCAGACAGACCATACCCAGCGGACATTACGTCTGATCGCGGGTTACGCGGCTCGTAGATCAGGCCATTAAAGTCGTAAGCCGTTCGGATGTTGCCCTGGACCACCTGCAGTGCAAAAATTTCATCATCCCCACGGTAGCCTTCCTCCGTGCAAAGCCGGATCGTGGCTCCGTCAACGGCGTAAAAGCCATCCATACCAAGGGCTTTGTTGCGCTTAAGCTCTGTCTCAATCGGGGCAGAATCCATAGACAGCGAGTCACGCACCGACAGCGCAACGAACTGGCGCAGCGACTGGCGGCCGAGGCGCTTACGCTGACGAGGGTTGAATTCCCAGCCGCAGTTTAAAAAAAACCGCTGCAACAACTCGGTGGTCTTGCGCTCTTCGTCTGTGAGCTTGTGTGACACATTAGCGTGCCGCACCACAAAGCCAGGCCCAAAGCCCGACTCCTGAATTTTGCAAAACGCTTGCATCTGGCGCACACGGGTCATCACCACCGCAGAAAGCACTGGGGTCTGCTCGACCATTGACCGCAGCACGTTGAAGTTCATCGCTCCAGGGCGCTCAATGTAGTCCCCAGTGATTCCGTAGTTCAGGTCGTCCAGCACAACCGACTGAATGCCCTTTTTGCCGCTGTTCTTTGACGGAAACGGGACAACCACGTTTGACTTCATCAGCTCCTGCTCTTGCGACTGGCGCATGATGGCGTCGATGATCACCCGCATGTTCTCAGACGGGATCACCGATGACGGGTCAATGGCAGACTTTTGCAGCTCCAACTGCGCATCAAAGCGCTCTGCTGCCAGGGCAGTTTGATCGAAAGCGGTGATAGCGGTGGTATTTTGGCTCATGCTGCAATGGTGCAGTCACGACCGCCGCGCCTACTGTGCAGGGCCAACAAGCTGCCTTAACCCGCCGATCGTCAAGACTCGACCGGGATGAACATCACGCAACCCGGATCTTTGGCTTGCACAGAGAAATTGTTTTCGGCACAATAACTCCGGTCTTTGTCAAACGAAATACAGCGGCCACAAACGTCCAGGCTTGGCTGGGTGCTCAGAATGGTCTCCATCACCCCTTGCAGCAGAGCGGGAACAGTACTGATAGCAGAACCATCGCTCATAGGCACCTCTTTGGTCGGCGGCAAGATAAAAGACGACGTGCCGTGCTGGCGAGCCCAGGCCACATCACACAGCATGTTGGCGTAGCTGTAGTGCGGGTCGATACCCACCTTTTTGACCTTGGCAACTAGCTTGCGTGTTTCTGGGTGATCCTCAACGATCAAAGCAGTCTTGGTAAAGTGGTAGAACACCCAATCGCGCAACAAGACAATGCGCTTGCGAACACCATCCTCCAACACATCCTGCTCAAGCTCTTCAGGCGGCGGGAACAGACAAAACGCATCGCGCACGCGATACAGCGCGGTCTGCATGCATTTGTACTGGTTCAAATTGACAGAGTAACGCGACCGGTCGTCCTCGGACGTCTTGATGTCGGAGCGGGAAAGCGTGTCGCCCCAGACCATCTGGTCGTCCTTCAGATCGGAATACCCAGCCAGAAACACCTTTCCTGGGTGCCTGTTGGCAAACCGGCGCGCATCGTTGACGTTGGGAAGTTGCTCAATCACGCACACCACAACGCCATACAGCCCCATCAGCACCGTGCAACGGTCAAACGGCGACGCGTTGGGGTTCCCAGGCGTTGGATTCGCAAACACGGCCTCCACATGCACAACGGCCTGTCGGCCATCTGGCATGCGCTTCTTGATGACAACCGCATTGAACCCGCCCATCTGGTCAATGCCCATGTAGCAGCCAACCCCCGACGACTGCCAGACAACACCCGCCAGGCGGCCAGCCTCCACTGCAGCTAGGCAGTGAGCCATCGTCACCGGCAACTGGTCGGCATCAATGTAGGGGCGCGCCAGGGTGCGGTTGTAAAACGACTTTTTCTGATCGCCCGTCTTGGCCCGACCATACGATTCGATCATCTCTCGCGGGGTCATTCGCGGGGAAATGGTGCGAGGCAGCATCAACGAGCGATACGGAGCCCCGGGCTTGAGCACTTTGTACGAGCCAATCTGCGGATCAGCAATGTATCCGCCACACTCTGGGCAGGTCCAGACATACTCGTTCATGGGCGCGCCAGGGAACTGCCCGGTGTTGTACCTAATCGACTTTCCAGGGAAAATGCCAGCGGGCTCCGTCAGGTCCGACTGAGCATGACAGCTCGGGCACTCGGTGTGCCAGACCTCCTGCGTGCCCATCAGATACCAGAAATTGATGTCCAGGTCCGGCATGTTGGCGGTGGACAGCAGCAGCGTGTAAGCCACATCCGAGTCGCCGGTACGGGCGCGCACCTTGTCAATTTCGGCCAGGTCCATCTCCTGAACTTCATCCAGAGTCACCACATCCATCGGGCGAGACTCGGTGGACACCCGGCCAGAGGTCCACAGAAACAGGAAAATTGACTCCCCAAGCGTGCGAGTCAGCACATTGCCTTCGCCGACCGTCTTTTTCTCACCCCCACGCACCGCCGAGGTCATAGCTTGGTAAATCTCTGGCACGGAGCGAACGATCCGCATGAACCGGTGCTCTGACTTGTAGGATGCCGTCGCCTGGTCAGGCATGAACATGCCGATGGTGACCGGCCCCCACTTGATCGCCATGTAGATGTTTGCCAGAACCTCCCAGACGGTCAGGCCGAGCTGGGTAGCCTTTTGAATCACCAGTATCTTGCGGAACGCCTCGTCCTTGGTGGTCGGAATGGCGTCATAGACAGGCACCAGCGCGGGACGATTGTCCAGCCTGAAGGGCTTCCCGTCCACTTTCATGCCGTCGCTGCCGTCCGGCTTAGTGCCGCGCGCCAACTTCTCGCACCACTGGCGGAAAGTCATGTCCTCCGGAATGGAGTTCATGAGCCCAGCCGCCTCGATTCTGAGCTTTTGCCGCCTGCGGGCCTCCAATACAGCCGCCGCTTTGACGGCAGGACTTGATACGGTCGTCGCCATCAGGTAGTCGATTTCCCATTGATGATGGCCTCAAGCTCCGCGTCGCTCAGGTCTTTAAGTGCGCCAGGGTCCACCAAAATATCCAAGCCCCAAGCCTTGCGCTCGCCAGCCTGCTGGATGGCAGTCGTCTCTGCGGTGAGCTTAGCCAGCTTGATCTTGACCATGGCCCCATCTGGGTTTGAGTTGCGAATGTTCAGCGCCTCCTGGCGCAGCACGGCCACGTTTGCCCATTCCGTGCGGTGCCGGGCAGTCACCTCGGCGCGCTTGTTCTCAGCATCCTCACGCGACGAATGGGCCAGCTTTGGATCGGACGCGTCCGATTTGCCGTCCGAAGCCGTCCGATTTCCCGCTGAGTCAGTCATCGCATCGGCTTTTCTCTGGGCCGCCGCATTGATGCCATTCAGGCTCCCGCGCCTTTCCCAGCCTTCCTTCTTAGCTCTTGATTCGATAGTTGTCTTGCCAGGAGCATGGAACTTGAACTTTTCGGACGCCCGTCCGGCAGCCTGGTTGTAGGTTGGCTCGTCCGGGTCGTACTCCCAGCACGTCCGAATGGCCTTCCATTGGTCTTGAGTTAGGCGCGACATGGTCATGCCGCCTTCTTAGGTGACTTGCGAGGCGTATCAAACAAACGCGCCGCTGGCCACTTGTTATGCACCCGAGACTGAAAACAGCTTCTGTTAATGCCAGACACCTCAATAGCTTTCCAGACAGGCATCGGCCCTATGGGTGTGTCGATCACCCTGGCGTTGCGCCGGTTCTGGCTGTTCACCTTGGTTGTGGTCCATTGACAGTTGTCAGGCGAATAGGGACCGTCGTTGTCCTTTCGGTCAAGCTCCGCGCCAGGGAACGGGCGAATGCCCATGTCGGCAAGGAAGTTGTCAAAGGAATCCAGCCAGCGCAGACAAATGGTGATGCCACGCCCACCGTACCGGAAATAGACCGGGTGATTGGCACTCAAACAGCGGGCACGCATTGAAGTCCATGTGGCATAGGTGGCCCGGTGCGCCTCACCTTTACCAAGCGAGCCATCGCCACGAACCACACCAATTCGGGCAGCAGGGGTTGTGATCAGGCACCCACACGATGCTGTTGTCCCTTCTCTCATGCGCGAACCACGGACAACGCATGACGTGCCGCAATCACAAAGGCAGTGCCATGAAGCATTTTTACCGCCATCGAGCCCAGCATATGACTGCACAGAGAGCAGGCCGAACTTTTTCCCAGAAAGATCAACGAGTCGTCCCATTCTCAAAACCTCTGGCATTCAGCCGGTGAAACAGGAAAAGCCTCACCCGTAACGGCGTGAACCGCAGAACGACCCGTCCAGGCCTGCCAGCGCATCACAGCGACATCCACATAGCCAGGGTCCAGCTCACTGGCGCGGCAGCACATGCCAAGACGCTCGGCAGCCATCAGGGTTGACCCGGACCCACTGAAAGGCTCAAGCACCAGATCGTTCTGGCGCGCAGAATTTTTGAGTATTCTTTCAAGTAGCAATACCGGCTTTTGAGTCGGGTGATGATCCGATCGCTTGGGCTTCGGGTGCCGAAGAATGCTGCCAGGGGCCTGCTCATAGGTGGCCTCCCCCGAGACAATCAGCGTTTCGTCGCCAACCTTGATCACCCATCTGCCATCGTCCTGCAGCGTGAATGGCGAGCCTTCACCGGATTCAAGCACGGTGGTCTGTTTGCGCCCCCCCCACCAGCGCTGTTTGCCTCCCGGTTTGTCACAGAGCAATACCGGTTCATGCCGCCAGTGGTACCTGGATCGTCCCAAAACAAGCGAGTCTTTCACCCACGTCAGGCACTGGCTGACCTTGAACCCAGCATCCAGCACGGATTGACGGAACGCCAGACCCTCAGAGTCGGCATGAAAGATGTAGGCTGACGCCCCTGGCTTGAGGTGGTCAAACAGGCACTTGTTCACCAGCACCAAAAAGGCGCGCAGCTTGTCGCCCGTCAGATCATCATTGGCAATGGCCTTTTTGCCTTTGGCCTTGTAGCTCACCCCAAAAGGAGGATCGGTCAGCACCACGTCGGCCATCTCGGTACCAAGCAGCGTACTCCATGTCGCCGGGGACGTGGAATCCGAGCAAATGATCTTGTGTGGACCGCAAACCCACATATCGCCGGACTTGGAGTGCGCTATTTCTGGGACATCAGGCACTTCATCTGGGTCTTTCTCGTTGAGCAAATCCGGGTCCATCAAGTCCGTGAGTTGGTCACCAAAACCCAACAGATCTAGGTCGAAGCCTTCTAGCTTCAGATCAGCCAGCTCCAGCTTGAGCATTTCCATGTCGTAACCTGCATTAAGTGCAAGTTGGTTGTCAGCCAAAATGTAGGCCTTGCGCTTGGTGTCGTCCCAGCCAGAGCAATCCACCACCGGCACCGTGCCGACAGGTATGGCCTCCCCGCTTGGAAGTTTGATGACCTTGCCAGCGGCATACAGCTGCTGAGCACCCAGCACGCGGCCATGGCCCGCAACGATGCCCTTCTCGTCGGCCAGGATGGCGTTGGTGAACCCGAACTCGGCAATTGAAGCAGCAATTTGTGCCACTTGCGCGGTGCTGTGGGTGCGAGCGTTGCGGGCGTAAAAGACCAGAGACTCAACCGGGGCGAACTGTGACTTCAGACCAGCTGGCATTGTGGGGGCTTCTGTTTTCATGGAATTTCAGTGGGTTACATCAGGCTTTTGGAGCATGGCCACCAGCTCTGGCACATTCGTGACCTGGAGGCGAAAGTTGGAATCGATGCAGGCAACGTGCACACCTTGGGGAACTGCCTGGATTAGATAGTCCACCAAATTCATCACATTCTTTTGACTGGCTTCTATCGGTACTTGGAGCAACAGAATTTGTCCGGCCACCGGGGCCAGCTTGGACAACTCAAACGAAATCAGGTTGCGGCTATTCACCACATCAGACATCACAGCTCCAGCAGCTTCGAGCGCTTGAACTTCACCCCTTGCGACTCTGGAATCAGGACGGGCTCACCGGTACGCGGGTTGCGGCCTGGACGCGCAGGGCGCAAGACCCGGCGCAACTTGCCGATGCCTTTGATGTTCACCTCGCCGGTGGTACGAAGCTCGTCGGCGATGACTACCAACGCCATGTCAATGGCCCGATCAACGGTGGCTATCGGAAGGTCGGCGGCTTTGGCGGCTTTTTTCACTAAATCATTGTGTGTCATGGGGTTTCTCCAATTTGATAAAAGTCAATCGTTATCTTCAAGAAGTTCATGAGTGAATTTTTTGAACTTCACTGGATGCAGCGCTGGCGGCTTGATAGGAACCACAGCCACCTTGCGCCGTAACATGTAATTCAATTCAGCAGCCCATCCAGGCTGAACCATGCAGCGAAGCATTGCGCTATGCTTGCCCACGTGCGCACCACACATACAAATGTCGTCAACTTTTCCATGCGTGCTTAAGCCGCAAGTTGCACACCAGTAATAGTTGCTACCAGGGACCCGAAGCAACTGCGATTCGCAATTTATGCAAACATGTCCGGTCTCGAAATGCTTGGCCGACTCTTCAGCTTGGGCCAAAGACACTTCTTCCCCCGATAACCATATGGCGATTAACCGTTGAATTACTCCCGGGAGTTTTGGCATTGATCGACTTTCCATTCTCAAAAATACTGATCTGGTTCGACCAGGCCGACCGGCGCAAGTCCAAAACCAAATCTGTCAAACCCCACACCTTTTGCGCTACCAGCCTGGCCTCAACAGCGCAAGAAGCCTCAATCAAGTACCTGCGGCACGACCCCCGGTGGATGAAGAAGAACCGCTCAAGCGAACGGTATTCACGCGGTACACTGCCCTTGGCGTTTTTTCCCAGCCGCCACTCGCGCTCGCGGTTGTAGCAACTTATGCACAACCTCCCCATCACCATCCGACCAGCACCAGAACCACACCGGACACAAACCAATTTCTTCTGGAACGGAGCCCCGACATCCAGCCCAGCATTTCCAGCCCCGATTTCGCACTCAACACAGTGCGGCAGCCGATACCGCCACTCCTTTGTTTGCGCTGCCTTGTACTGATTGGCGCAACTCACCTTTGACAGCGTCAACTTTCCCGGAATCTTTGGGCACTGAAAAAGCTCCATGTCCACTCCTTAAGATGATGCTGTCACGACCTGAAATCAGAAACTGTTTGATCTATAAAGAATTTATGCAAATATCAAAACACCACCACGTTATTTGCACCAGACCGCAGACGGTTGGCGGTTTTTTTGATGATCTGCTCGTACTTTGACCTGGGAACCGACAAAATCTGCAGCCGGTGGTACTCGACCAGTTCACGAAGCGCCTGAATCCCGACACCAGACAAGCCAAACTGCTGGCTTTTTTCAAACCGCCTGGCCGCAGCCAGTAGGTCATCTGTGGCCTGCTCGCAAAACGGAAGAACTTCTGGGCCGATTCCTTCCAGGCCGCATGTTTCGCAGACATTGACCAGATCGACCAGCTCGCGGTAGTCAGTCAGGGTCGCATTGCCGTGAGTCATGGCATCCAGGGCCAATAACATTCGCGTGACCAGCGCGTCCAAGGTTTTCTGGTTGGTGATGCAGGCCCCAGCGATGGCGTGCAAAACCGGGTTGAACCCTGGCGATGTGTTCCAGTGCTTGCGAATGCACTTTTTTCTTGACATATCAGCTCCTTCAAACATTTCTTGTTGGCCTACATCCACCCAGACAGACCGGCGCTGCGGGCGAAAATTTGACCCGTGTGCGCCTATTTCTCGTGGTGAGGGCGTTGGCACCAGCCCCATGATTTCGGCGCACTTCGGGCCAAAAGGTAACCCGCCAGACCACGCTGCAGCAGTCTGGATGGGGCGGAAGCAGCGAGCGCACTTCATGCATTCATGGCCTCGATGGTCATGGCCAGCAAATCCATCTCATCGAGCTTGCGCGCCTTGAGCAAGCGACGGTCGCCATGAATGCCTTGTGAACCGGTGTGGCAGGTCGGACACAAAGGCACAACCAGCCAGTTCTGCGCTCGCTGAGCCATGCCTTGTCCCTCACGGACGTGGTGGATGTGAACGCCATCGGCACCACATACCATGCACGGCAGTGAAGCCACGCGATCTAAATATCGCTTTTCCGCTTTTGTGGTCATGGCCGGTTGAACTCCCTGTGCCATGAATCAATGCAGTCATACCGCTGTGCGTCGTCCAGGTGTGGCCACAGCACCGCCTGGGCATACGGCTGCCACAAGAAGTCCACGATGGCACGGTGGACCTCGATAAAAGACTGCTCTTCCAGGTTGTGCCATGCAATAGACCGAGGAATCGCGCACAGCACGCCGTCGTGGCCGGGCAGCAGGTCGCAATAGCCAGCGCCAGTCTTGAGCCAGTCAAGCAACCGCTCGAAGTCGTCAAACCGTTCCTGCCGCTCGAACAGCGCGCTCATCTTTGCAAAGAAAAATTTGTGATGATTTGGGCTTCGAGGAAGTCGGTACTGGAAACCCAGCGTCTCACCAACCTCCAGATCTGACACGATCTTGGTGAACTTCGCCCACGCCCTGCGGCCACGATCACCGAAGCCCTCCAGCTTGCCCATTTCGTTCTTGAAAATGACCAAATCAGCCATTCTTTGCCTCCCACTGCTTCAGTGCACCAGGGAAGTACCGGCCACTCAGCACGCCAGCGACCATCTGCAACCCCAGGCCAGTCTTGCGGGCGATCTGCGTAGGTGTCAGGCAGTCTTCATGAAGCAGGCGGTGAATCTCGACTGCCTGCTCAAAATACAAGCCGCCATCGGTCATGCCGCCCATAGGGGTTTTGATGTTCATCATGCGGTTACCGCCTTCCCAATCTTGCGCAGGTACGGCAATGGCAAACTAGACCAGTCGAACTCATCTTTGAAGTCGCCGCAATAGTGGTCCCGAATCGTTACCGGATGCCCAGCTCCGACCGGCGTGCTTATGCTGGATATACCAGTCATTGACATTCGCTCTACCGACGCAACCGGTGCATGTCTGATGCACTGCCCTGCAACACTGTTGGCGTATTGCCACCAGTCGCAGCCAGCGCAGCAAGGGCCATGAGCGACATAAAAGCTGTCTATGACCTCTGAAACCTTGTCGGGGTTGATCATTCCTTCCCCCGAAGCATCAAGTCCAAACGACTGAGGGCATTCCACGCCACATGGGCAGCGTGCATCAGTTTTGTCTCAGGGTCAAACGCCTCACCGCGCATCTCTTTTAGCCAGTGGCGCAGCATGGCATCGGTGTAGCGCTCGATGCCGTTTGGCACATTAACCCATCCGCCATCTGAATACTTTTTCGCACCCACAGTGCCAACCCGTCCAACCTCTTCCAACGCACGTGAGAAGTCGCCCAGCACCAGGCCAAGGCGGTTCTTTCCTGAATCCAATTTCGCACCCGGCTCGTTGGGGCTTTTTCCGTTCGGGTCGAGTTCTCTCACAACAAGACCTCCTGCACCAAGGTATCACTCTTTGATTCAAAAAGATTTGGCTCAGAATAGGCCGCCTCAATCCTGGCGCACGCAATGTCAAAGTACTCTGGATTTAACTCAATCCCGACAAATTCACAACCTGACTCAATGGCAGCAACACCAGTCGTCCCAGTTCCGCAAAATGGATCAAGCACAGACGATGCACCAGATGTAACGACCGCCCTGCGCATAATTTGGATCGGCGTGTAGCCAGGATGGCCAAACGTGTCTTCCCGAAAAAAATAACCTTCACCCCGATGGCGAATGCCTTCCCAAAGATTCCATGGGTTCTTTTTTGGACGACCATCAACAAGCATTGATGAGAACTTTTGCGTCCACCCGCTACGCACGGCATACCCAGCAGCCATAGGGATAACGACCTGTTGCGCAGAGGGCATCATTTGCCAGAAATTGAGCATCTTGCTTGTCGGAATGACCCACCAGTTCTGCGGCGCAATGCGACGGCATTCAGTAATCACAAACGCCATCCAATTCAAGTAATCGGACTCCGGCATTGCATCTTTGTGCACGCCGTAATCTTTCCCAACATTGAATGGAGGGTCTGTCACAACTGCATCTATATCACTCAGTTCAGGTAGAACGTCACGGCAGTCCGCGCAATACATGGTCGCCGATCCAATGATGACTTTATTGACTGCTCCCCCACGGCTGAAGCCGGGGGATTCCCGACTATCCACCATGATTGGCTCCTACTTCTAGACTCCAAAGCCAGATAGGCATTTCACCACCAGCTATTGATTGTGTAGCAGTCATGCATTCACCCCACCAAACTCCACTGCCAGCGTCATTTGCACGCCTATCCCGGCAATGAGTTCCCCCTTTTTTCCGGGGCCTCTACACCAGTCCACCAGCACCGGTCGAAAACGCGAATCGTCCACCCCCAGGGCGGCGGCCATGCCATCAAGGAGCGCCTTGCTTGCCGCAAGCATGTTGTCCGCGTCCCGTTTGCGCCCATCAGGTGTCAAAAACAACAGGCTTAACGGAATGTCGCCATCTGGCGCGGAAAACGATCCTGCGGCCTTTGTGGCGTAAAAGCCGTAGGACTGATGCGCCAGCTTGAGCGCGTGGGTCTTTGCCCAATGCTCCCCGTTCTTGCGGTTGGGGAACAGTTCCGGGGCTGGGAATGGCATCCTGACAATCAGCGTCATTGATCAGGCCCTTTGACCCATGCACCAGCAAAAACCACCGTCATGCCCATCAAATCAACGATCACGGACACAGCAAACAGGACGGTAAATGCCACGTAAAACGGCACGGCCAAAAACGTGCGCAACGCCCTCATTTCTGCCCCCGCTCTTTGCACCACGCATCGCGGCAAGCGCCACCGATGCACCAGCGGTGGCCATAGGGCACGGGCTCCAAGCAGTACAGACACACCCCGGTCGCCACAATGGCAGGCCTTTGCGCGCGCGCAGCACGGATAGCGTCGGCCAGACCTATCTCTTCACGCTCCTGCGCTTGATCAATCTCGTCCAATTTCAGCCCCTTTTTCCTGTTTTTGCATGGCCTCACGCAGCCCACGTCCAAGGCTCCAATCGGGCAGCAAGTTGCGGTAAAACTCCGCAGCAGCACTGGCATATTCAGGCTGCGGCGTGGTCATATTCGTCCCGTTTTTCATGCGCAAAATGTGGGCGATCAATTTTTCGCGCATCTGCACATACTGGCTCAAAGCCCGTTCCCCCTAGAAACCGCAGACTTTGCTGGTGCTGGGCCAGACCACCCTGCAAACTTGGTCTGTTCTCCAACGTAAAACAGATTGATCACGCCGCACCTGCCATTCCTGTTTTTAGCTATCGAACACTTGGCGTAGTTGATCCAGTCCCCGCCTAAATCTGGTTTCGCTTGGATCGGACGGTGCACAAACAGCACCACATCGGCGTCCTGCTCAATCGCGCCAGAATCCCGCAAATCGCTCAGTTGCGGGGTAGCGTCAGTGCGCTCCTCAACCTTGCGATTAACCTGGGCAAGACACAGCACGGTCATGTCAAGTTCTTTGGCCAGCGTCTTCAGCCCACGGCTGATTTCCTCAAGCTGATAGGCGCGCTGCTGCTTTGCGTCAAGGCCGGTCATCAGGCCGATGTAGTCCACGATCAACACATTCAGGCCATGCAGCCGTTTGACTGCGCGCGCCTTGCTGCGCACCTGGTTGATGTTTAATCCACCTTGGTCTGTGACGAAAAACTTGAGATGCTTTGACATCTCAACGCCATCAACAACACGATCCCATTGCAGGCCACGGTTAGGGCGTTTGAC